ACAAGCATCGAAGTTGTATACCATTCTTACTTCTAGTATACCGGAAGAAGAAAAACTTCAAGCAATTAAACAAGTTCAACTTGAGTATTCAAAGGAAGAAGTTTTAAGAAGAGAACAAGCTCTTCAAACTGCAAAGTTGCTTGCTGATGTTAAAACTAATCAAGATCAAAATAAGTATCTTAATGATACTAAAACAGTTTTATCCAATCTTAAAAATATTAAACCTGCTGTTATTTTTGCTAAAGATGAAAATTCACGTGTTAATAATCTTATTAAAAATATTGAGTCTGCTGAGGGTACTCTAGAAAGAGCTCTTGAAACTGGTAATATTGAAGATGTCAAAAATGCAGCAACCACTGTTAAAACATTGGCTGCTGAATTGTTAACCATACCTGGACTTACCGATGATGTTGTAAAATCATTGAAAACTCTTATTACTAATGCTGATATTCAATTAAAAGTTAAGGTTGATAGTAATCCTGCTATAGATGCATTGAATCAAATTAATTATATGCATAAGAGTCTTGAAGAACAAGCAACATTAAGATTTGATTCACAACAGCTAGTTAATGCCGATATAAATCTAAAAAATATCTTATCTGATGTTCAAAAATTACAAAATTTCAATAACTTTGAATTAAAAGGATCTGCTGACGTAGATGTAGCTAAAGCTCGTGATTCTGTACAACAATTTTCGCAACAAGCGAGTACATTATTAACACAAAGATTAACTGCACAAATTAGCGATATTGAATTTGTTAAGCAACTTGGAGAGTTAAAAACTAAGTATGACTCTTTTAGAACTACATTACAACCAGCTGAGATTACATTTGAAACACCTGCTGGATTTGAGGAAGCATACACAAATTTAATTGCTGCAATCAGAAGTAAGATAGATACTACAAGTAGTGTTTCTAATTTATATGCATTGAATGATGCTTTAAATATGCTGGTAATTGGAAAACAGAACTTAATGAATGGTAAAGATATTTTTACCAAAGTAAAAGGTAAAGAATCAATAGATGCAGCTGTTGTCAGTGTGGAAGCATTGAAAGTAGCTATGCCTAAACAAGATCTTACTGTAAAAATAAAAGCTAATGGACAAGATGTTACCAGTAATGCGTTAAATTCAGTGGAAAGCGAAGTATCTCGTGTTAAGGTTACAGCACAGTCATTGTCTGAAGCATTAAAACAAGCTAAAACTGAACTTTCTAATTTGAAAAAACCAGATAATGGTACTGATCCGGCTGCACAATTTGCTGATTTAGAGCGTCAACTAGATGGTATTACACAACGCATTAAAGAAGCTCAGGCTAATGGTTCATTATCAGTAGCAGATAATGAAGCTTTTGCTAAGAGTTATCAAAACATTATTAAGCAAATGAGTGAAATTCCTGGTGTGAGTGGTCCAGTATTAGAAATGTTTAAGGGTATTGCTAATGTTAAAGTTACTGATCTTATTACTCAATTAGGATTGGATAAGCTGAACCAAGCTAAAGATTCGGCTGCCGTACTTAAAACTACATTGTCACAATTAACACCAGAAGAACTAAAAGTAAAAACAGATGAAGTTGAGGCTGGAAAATTAAAAGTAGATTCCATGATTGGAAAATTAATTGAATTACAAAACAAGTCAGATACTGAATTAAAAGTTCTTTTCCCAACTGCACCAGCCGAAGAGGTTAGAGCTAAACTTAAAACTTGGATTGATGATGGTAAAAAATTAATTGAAGAACCTTTTGAAGCAACTCTTGGCATTAAAGATGCTGATTTGTTTATTGAAGCTATTAGATCGTATGTTGACAAAGGTGGAAAACTGTTAGATTCCATAACTAATAAACAAATCACTTTATCTATTAATGCTGATATAAAAGGTGGTGCTGAAGTCGCTCAAATTAAAAATGATGTAATGGCATTGGCTAAACAAGAGTGGCAAGCTAAAATTGTAACTTATGTAGATGTTGCTTTAAGTGAAGTTAATAGATTCTTAAAATCTCTTAATCAAGTTCAAAGCAGAGAGATCACTATTACAACGAACTTTCAATCTTCTGGATCAAATAACACGCCAGAAGCAGAAGTAACAGCAGCCGTAACTCCAAATAAAGGTGGACTAATACCAGCAATTTCGTATTTTGCTAAAGGTGGTTTGTCTAAATTTAAGAAATTACTGTCACCCATTATTCCGGGTGTTGGAGATAAAGACACTGTTCCAGCAATGTTGACACCTGGTGAATTTGTCATTAGCAAAAAAGGTGTTGCTAGTGTTGGTACTGAATTTTTAGAACTCTTGAACAAAGGTTTAGTACAGTTTAGAGCTGCTGGTGGAATGATTTACAATTCACCCATCAACACCTTAAATGCTTTATCGGGATACACTAAACCTCAATTATCTATTCCTAACACAATAGTTGCAGCAAATGGACAATCTTCGAACAGTTCAGTAGACATCAACTTGACAATTGGTAACAAACCTTTTAAAATTAAAACACCACGTGAAGAAGCAGGTAATTTAGTATCAGCATTACAATATTTGGAACGTAGCGTTAAAAGGTAATAAAATGGAAATTTATTCATTAGGTACAGTTACTTTTGATGATATTGTTGAAAAAGGACTTTATCTTGAAGAAGAGTTTAAATGGTTGCCAATTGGACAATCTATTAAGTATGCTTTAGCCGGTAATCCGGTGATTATGGAAAATCCACGAAGTGGTAGACCTTTAACAATTATTGCTCAGGAAGATTTGGGTTGGTTAACCTTAGCAACTGTTCTTGAATTGAAAGCTCTAGCTTCGTTATTTTCTACTACACATTTACTTAGTCTAAAAAATGATCTTGGTGTTAATGAAACACGCTATGTAAGATTTAAACGAGATAGTTATCCATTAGATTTACAACCGTTAGATACTGCCCATCGCTACTATACTGGGTCAATTCATTTAATTGAGGTTTCATAATGGCAATTCTAAGTACTGAAATAAAATGGTATCAATCTAAAGTTGTTAGCGATGCATCTTCTAATGGTGGTCGTATTTCAACTACTGAAATTCCGTATGGTAGTAGTAATACTTTTTGGTCTAACTATACGGAAGCACAACTTGCTACTGGTGCAGATCAATGGCGTAAAGCTTTTTTAAGAATTAATAGCGCAAACGACTCTTCGGCATATAATTGCAAAGTTGGATTAAAAAATCCGACTTCAGGTAGTGATGCTGTTTATTTAGCACATGGTACTCAAACAGATACTCAAGCTGATACTGGATCTTTAGCTTTGTACGGGGCTGGTCAGCTTAATGCAAGTGTTGTTGCTGGTGCATCTTCAATCACTGTACTCTTGGAAAATCCTGGCATCACTATTTTTAGAAATGGTGATAAGATTAGAATTAATAATCAAGTCTTATCAGTTTCTGCTGGACTGACCACCGTAGTTAGTGGTACGGCAGAAATTAAAACAATTGACTCAGTTAATGTTGTGGGTTCAGTTGCAACAATCACAATTACTACACCTTTGCTTTATGATTACAGCTCTACTAATAGCTATGTCAGTTCATTGATTGAAATTGGCACTTTAATTGGATCTGTTACTGGAAAAGTTGTAACCAGTACAGCAGGAACTTTTACAGAAGCTAATGTGGCTGTCAGTAGTATTGGTTCAATTTATCAGACCTTAACTTTTACTTTCACCTCGGCAACCGCTTTTACAGTTGCATCAGATGAAATAACACTACCTACTACCAGTGGTACGATTAATAGCACGTATGCACCAACAAATATCGCCGCTGGTGCATCTTACATAAGTGTTCCTCCATCTGCTTGGGGTGGCACTTACATTGCTGGAAATACAGTTAAGATCACTACAGTACCACCTTGTGCTGGTATTTGGGAAAGACGAAAGTTACCTTCTGGTTTATCTTCGTATGCATCTCAAATTTTATCAGTGTTAACTCTTGTGGATTCGTGATGTCAGAACTTATTACTGCAACTCTTAATGTTAGTTATGCATCAGAGAACAATACTGATGGTAAAGGATTGACATTAGAATTGCACAAAGGTTTTACTGGAATGACTGTGGGTATTGCATTTAGACAATACCCACAGTGTAATGCTAAATTAGTCTGCTCATACGGCACTTTTAGTGATTTTCCACAATATCAAGTATCTAATGAAAAAGAAGTTGTTGTTTTTTCTGGATCTAGTACTGCTAATTTAAAACGTCCAGCAGCAGAAAATGTTAGTGTTGAGCTTATAAGATCTGTTGCATATAGTACTGAAGGTGATGTTGTTATACCAAACGTAACTTTTGATTCAGATAAGCAACAATTAGTATCTGACATTGCATTTTATGGGGCTGTTCATGTCACTTATCAAGCTCCGTATTTATTACATTTTTATATCTTTAAAACTGAATATGATCCAGTAATGCAACAAACATCGCTCTTTGGTGATGATGTAATTCATGCGTTTTATAAGACACAACACGCAGAATTAAAAATGGAAAATAACTTTGTATTAAAAGAGCAATGGATGCCATTATATAAGATTACTTCAAAAGTAGTATTAGACGATTTAGGTATTTGGGAATACCCACCTTCGTGGGAAAGTGTAGATAATGCAAACTATTCAAAAAAACAAGATGATCCAAGTAGACAAAAAAGACCTGATGGCAGTTTTGGTTCTTATTCTAGTCACGTCATTGATCCAGATATGTCTTTCACTGATACACGAGTTCATCAGATTGGTGAATATGATTTTGTTGGAAGAGTAAAAACCTCTAGTCCAAATGATATTTTAGGAATACAAGAACCGTATTGGGAACATTTTAATAGTTTTGATTCTTTAGCCCGTGCTGGTTATTTAAAATGGCATCTTCAATTTGCCCAAAAACCAACATGGAAAAGATCAATGAACTATTCAGAGCAAGTTTGGATGGAAGCTTGGGCTTCTATTGATAAAGATGATCTTGAAGAAGAATTAAAGCATGATTTTTATAATTTAGTTGTAGATGGTGGTGGATAATGACAGCATTTCGTGGTAATTTAAATCATGGAGGGTTTCGTTGGTCTACTGGATTACCTTTTTTATCTGTTGTATGGAAACCAGAAGGTCTTTTACTTACTCCACACAGCGTATCTGCACCACATGGTTATGGATTCCCGAAACGTGGGTTAAGTTCTGTTACTACTATTGATGGAGTAGATCAATTACAAGGTGGTGAAAAAATTAATCCACCGTTTGGAACATTACTTGAAAGTGAAGAAAAAGAGTGCTTGAATCAAGTTTTAATTAATCGTTATGCTAATAATAAGTATCTTGATAAGTTTGACTACACTTTTGGTCTTTCTGAAAAATTTGAATTACCTAAAATTAATAATCGTTTAAGAGATTCAGTTGAAACAAAAATAGATGGTGCAAGTAATACTCCAACAGTTGTTTTCTGGCCGTTATGCTATACACCAAGAATTGATAGCACTAATTTTTGGAAACTTGATGAAAATAGAGTCAATTGGATTGACGAACCAGGTGAAAATCGTTGGATTAGTGGTTCTAAATTTGCTCCATTTAAAAAGCCGGAGTATACTTCGGAGGGAAAGATTATAGGAGAAATACCCGGACGACAATTTGATGCTAATGGTAATTCTTTAATATATGAAGTAGAAGTTAGTGAATGGTTTTGTCATTGGCCTGAAGAACTTTTGTATGACAATGACGCATTTGAAGAAATTTTTAGAATGACAAATGAGTATCGTGATGCTGTTGGAAAATTACCTGTTACTCGTGAAATACGAGGTTACGGTAATCTGGCACGAAGTATTTTAACAGAAATGCAACGCGCTCAAATTCAATTTCATGATAACGAAGATAAATACAGAACTGGGTATGGAACACTTCATGATCGTGCGTATAACATTCCACATTCTGCGTTACTTGTTGGAGAAAATCTAGTTTCTGGGTTAAAAGGTATTTATACTAAAGATGCTGGTTTAAGTGCTGCTGTTGGATGGAGGCATTCTCCACCACATTATGCTAATATGATTAATTCTACTTGGACTGAAACAGGAGCAACAACATCATTAGATGTATTTGGTGGACTACGAGTAACATATACGGAAACTGGTGAACCTTATCCACATGTATATGATCCACCTAAATCTGGTATTTCATTTGCTCAATTGTTTACAAAAAGACAGAGTTGGTTAGAAGCTGGCTATGTCAATCAAACTTGTGCATTAGGAAGAACATCTGGATCAGATAGAACTTCACCAATTGGTCACGGATACTCACAACAACCTTATTGGGTTTATACTGGAGGTCGCCAATTATTTATTTCACAAGTATTTGAAATTTTTGATGTAGATAAAGATTTTATTACTCAATTAGGATCTACTTTATTTTTAAAAGATGGATATCCATGGATTAGGGTATTATTTATACGTAGTGTAGCGCCACGTCAACGTGTATTTTTATCTTATATTCTTCCAATGAAAGATATTGCAGCAGATTGGGAACTTGAAGCTGAAAGTCCAGTGTTCGATGATATAGCCACAACTTCTGTATCTTATTGTAGTTTTAATTCAGATGGTAGTGTTGGTGTTTTTTCAACTACTCGTTTAGTTTACTCTGCTTGTGGATTACATTTAGATACTAACATAGAAGATTATCCACAAATTATTACTGCTGAACAAGTGGCTATTCAATACCGTGATGGAACATTTAGTATTCTTGAAATAGCACAAGGTCCAGAAATTACATACACTGTGGTAGAGCGTACTGAAGGTGTTTATGATTATTTAAATCGTTACACCCAAGAAGGTGAAGGTGAAGTTTCGTTATTTCCAACGTATAATACTGATGGGCTATTAGTTAGATTAAAATTAAATACTTCAGTTTTTGTTGAACAAATAGAAGATTCTGGAACATTTATAGATCCAATAGAAGGTAAAGATGAGGTCAATATTTATGATTATATCACATTTCCATCTGGAAAAATATTAGATATTGTTAAATACCATTCTTTAAACAAAGCCTTTGTTGGTCCTGCTTATTTCATTGTTATTTATTATTTAGATATACTTACTGAAGATGTAGTTTATGGTCGTATTGATTGTACATCAGTAGATGAGGATATTTATGGTACATTGACTATTTATGTTAATGAAGATATTGTTAAAACATTTCCAAGTCAATTAATTACTCAAGATAATCTTTATCATAGAGGCATTTATTATTCAAGTTATCTCGGAAATAGATTAGCCACTGGTATTCGTGATTTAGGTACTATAAGAAGTTTTGTAGGTACTATGGGAACGTATCAAGTATTACCTTCTCGTGGACCAGCTACTATTAATCATTATGTTCGATGTAGTGATGTTCCAAGTATTAAACATTATCCTGGGCGTTTATTAGAAGGCACTCACCGAATGTCGTTGGTTGGTCGCGGGTTTAATTTTAATTTCTGTTATTCTGGAACAAAAGATGGTACTAATTACTTTATGTCTTCATATTGTCCTTCTTTACCATTACTGTATGCTTATAGTGACGCAGCATCGTGTGTTTTTGCTAGATACAAAGATAGATATGTAGTACAGTTTAATATTGTTGAGTGCTTTAATTTTGAAATACCTGAAAGTGAACAAAAATTTATATATGCTAATTTTGACTTACAATCATTAGTAGATATAGGAGAACTAACATGGCTACATCCGATGGGAGTAATTTAATGAAAACTACCCAAGTCGAAGTACAAAAAGAATTCGATAGAAGAAATTCTTTACTCATACCACGTAAGAAAAAAGGCTGTACATCGTGTGATGCTATTGACATAATGACTTATATTGAAGATCAAACCAATTCGGTTGAGATTATCCATGATTGATGTGCATGTTCTTACATTACCAACTGATCGTAAAGATTGGTTTGATTTATGTATTGCATCTTTAAAAGATGAACCAATTAATTTACATATCCTAGATGGAATTCAAGATAAAATTGGACAAGCTCGTGTTAATGGATTTGCACAAGGATCATCTGATTTTGTTTCTTATGTTGATCCAGATGATTACGTTCTACCCGGTGGATTTGCTCGTTGTGAAGAAGCATTAACACAACATTCAAGTGTTGCTTGTGCTTATACTTTTGAATACAGAACTGGAATCAACGGCACAATACGCTCTTACAATAGTTACCACCACGGCAAACACCACCTAGTTGTTTTTCGTCGTTCGTTTCTGGAAAACTATTACGAAAGATTAAAAGAACAAAACATTTTACCTGAAGTATGGTTACTTAAACAAATAGAAAAAAATTTTAAACATAAAGCATTCTTTGAAATTGCTGAACCTTTTTATGTTTGGAGAATACATGATCAGAGTTGGACACAACGAGAGAGAATTAAAGTAAGTAAAGAAAGTCGTTTATTACGGGAGTCTACCTGATGGCTTGGGTATGGGTTGATGTTACTGATGAACCTTATTGGACTCCAGATAGAATTTATTGGACTGGTTCATCTTGGGCCAGTCAACAAGATGGTTTATTTCTATCTACATTAACTCCAAATATTGGATATTATGATTATTATGCAGAGCCACCTGAGTGGTTTGCGACTGGTGGATTACCAGCAGAATTTACTGTAAGAGCTATTAAAGTAACTTGTGTGATGGATGATCCTCCAAACGATCATGGATCTCAAATTCGTATTAAAACAACTGAAAATCAATTCTACGAACAAGCATTTAGTGACTCTTCTTCTATTGATTATTTTACTTGGTCATTTACGCCGACTTTATTTGAAAAAATAAGTATTCTCGAATTTTATAATTTTGGCTATTATTATGAACCTGGAAGAATTACTTCAATAGAACTTGAAATAGAAGAGTATGTTCCGCCTCCACTAGAACCTGAATATCTTTGGACATCGTATCATGGATGTGAGGAGACCCTTTTTATATGACCGTTAAATTAAGTACCGGATTTCGTAATGCACTCTGTGTATCATCACCTATCATTCCACTCATGTACGGTGGAACTATTTTAGTGTGTGGTGGTACGATGCCAAATTCTCCTGATGATGCTTTAGGTACTTCAATTTTAGCTAGAATTACAACTGACGGTCTTACTTTCATTCCAAGCAATACTCCAACAGCAGCCGGTTTAACTCTTAATTGGGTAAGTCCCGGTTATATTGTTATGGCTGGAAATTGGGTATTAAAAAGCACTGGGTTATCTGGAACAGCCACATGGTTTAGATGGTGTTGGAGAAACACAGATGATAATGGATTTTCCAATTATTACCCACGATTAGATGGTGATGTTGGTGATGTTTTAATTATGTCTGATACTGAAATTACAACAAATCGTATAACTAAAGTCGAAGCTTTTGTTCTTTCCATTCCTCTAGGTGGCTAATTATGTTTAAGAGTTCAACAGGTCTTGCTGCACAAATGATGGTTTCCAATCCATTTAAAACTATCATGAATCTATGCTTTATTAAAGTTTTCGGTGGAGCAGAGGCACCAGCTACAGCAGATGCTGCTGAAACTGGAACTTTGTTACTAACATTTTCTAATGCAGGTGGTAGTACTGGATTAACCTGGGAAACTGCTGCGAGTGGAAGAGCTTGTGTTAAAAAAGCATCTGAAACATGGTCTGGTACTGCGGTAGCGGGAACAGCGACTACAGCAACCTATATGCGAATTGTCGCTGCTGGTGATACAGGTGTTTCTTCAACCACGCAAGCACGATGTCAAGGAAGTGTTGGTAATATTGCTGGATCTGATCTATTTTTAGCTAATCCAGCGATTACAACAGGAGATGTAAGAACTCTCGCTGCGTTCAGTGTTGCATTACCGACGAATTGAGTGATTAGCGCCCTTCAGTGGGCGCTTAGGAGAATACTGTGGCTTTGGTTGAAACTACGTATCATCTACTCACTGAGCCAGTAACATTTACTAAAGATCCAGATCATCATTTTGATAATCTGTTATTTAGTGTTCCATTAATTTATCCAATTGCCATTGATTTTGGACAAGGAAGTTTTGAAGGAGATATCGCAGCATTTAGAACTAATAAAGAGCTTATTACTGATGTTCTTTATTATGAATTTCATATTTATAGCACTGATGATGGTACTGGTGGAGAACTTGGTTATATAACTATAAATTCCAGCACTAAATTATTTGAGATTTCACATCCTTCTAGTGTTGTATCATCTCCAAGTCCTTTAATTACTGGTATTTTCACTGACTATGCTGGCTATTATGGAGACCGAGGTATTTTTGGAGTTTTCGGTAATGTAATATGGGATATTGCTTATCAATCAACGACAATAACTATTACTAAAGTAGATCTTTTTGTAGTTACCGGTACACCTAACATACCACCTCTTGGTTGGATTGATGTTACTGACTCTATTTTGTGGAATGTTGGATGTGGTGATGGACAAGATGTTCCTCCATGGCCTGGAATAGATCTTTCATACATAAGTCATAATCCTACTCCAATGAATCCTGCTGGTTGGTACTGGGATGGAGCGGAAGATGCTGGAATTTCTATTTTTACACCAAATGGAACATGGATTAATGGATTAAGACCAACCAAAATTCGTTTTACTCATAACGGTAATTGTGGTGCTTTTTATCTTTATAGTGATTCTTATGCAGTAAAAAGTTCTAGTCGTAATTTGTCCTATTTTTCAATATCAGAAGAATTTAATATTAATGTTAATGCTGATATTGATGCGCTGACATTTTATTTTGGAACTACAGGAGCTACTTTATTTAAAATAGAACTATATACAACAGATGTAGAACAAGATCCAAACTTAGATACTAACTGGATTGATGTTACTGAATATTTTTCAGGAACATTTTCTTATGGTTGTGATTTAACATTAGCTAATACTAATCCCATAGATTGGACTTTAGTTTATAGTGGTCTTATTGTTCCAGAAGCAATAAGAATTAATTGTATGCTATCTCCGTATGTTGGAGAAACTGCTTTTTTTGTTATGGCAGGTTTTTTAATTTCAAATCTTTCTAATGAATTAACTACAATAAGTCTTGATCAAGTATCATTTGTAGATGTTGTAAGTCCAGTAGATTATCCAACAAATAAAATAGAACTCACAACTGGAGAATACGTTAGTAATATTCATTTTAATGTATATTTATGTGAAGGTTGGCAATGGGATCCTGTAACCGACGTTACTATTACTATTACAAAGATTGAGTTTCATTTATCAAATATACCTGATTTTATAAGACAGAGTAAATTATTTAAACTAACTTCGCAATCTACCCAACTGGTATGGATACCAGATCCACTAGATTATATACAAAATGCACCTGGTGGAGGTGGTGGAGGTAGTGGAGATGTAGGTGGTGGAGGTGGTGGAGGTAGTGTACCACCTCCACAAGGTGTAGATACTTATACTTTTAATAATGATTTTCCTCACAGTATGGGATCTTCACCTAATCCTACATCACCACCATCGGTATCTCCAGTAGGTCGTGGAGGAAGTAGTTCTGGTGGCGATGGTGGCGAAGGTGGAGATGGAGAAAATCCTGATGGTAGTTATGGTGGTGGTTATTATACAACACAACCTGATTCACATAATCCAGGTCAAGGTCCAAGAACTGTTTATATTCCATATATGCCACCTGGTGTTTCTGGTGTTCAGACTAGTTAACTTTAGGTTAAATATCTAATGATCTTAGTTCAAGAGATTATACCAAACACCGGTTGGAATGCCGGAGCAAGAACTAAAGCTGTTCTTATTGGTGATGGTTCTTTTGAATTTGAAGTTGGTCAATCTGCTGGCATTGTTTGTGGATTAAGTAATTATGATATTAGTACAGATTATACAGAAATTCAACACGCATTCTACATTGATAATGTTTCAGTAAAAATTGTTGAAAGTGGAAAAGATCTATCCAATTTTTTTGTTGTTCCAAAGAATTCTACTTTTAAATTTACTAGATTTAATTCAATAGTTACTTATTATGTAAATGATCTTTTTATCTATACCAGCAATGTACTATCTATCGGAGAAGTTTTTTTAAACTGCTCTTTATATTTAGCTGGCGATAGTATATTTAATCCACGAGTCACTACAACTGTATCTTGTTTAGCAAACTTATCTAATTTAATTGCTTTTGGCACTGACACTGATTTTGTTGGTCTTTGTGAACTGTCTCCTTTATCGGTAAGTAGTGAAGTAGAACCAGCACCATTAGAATTAAGTCCTTTAATAATGGCTGGATTTGATTTAGATTATGGAGATGCTTCTTTATCTCCATTAGTTTTAGAAGCAGCAAGATTTATTCCAAATATAAATTATGGTCTTTGTGAATTCTTACCATTAGTCTTATTAGAAACAAAAGAACCAGAACTTATTACTGGAGATTTTGAATTAAGAAAATTAATAGCTTTTGGTACAGATACAGATGGAATTGGTGATGTCAATTTAAGACCATTAACTCTGACTGCAATGCTTGAAGTTGCTATTCTTTTTGATATTGCTTTACCATTTTTCACCGGATACTCACCAGTAGAAACTATTAACTTACACCAGCAAGTATACGGATCTTCGTTATTAAATTTACACACTGTTGGATATGAATCGAATACTATTATCTTAAATCTTCATACTCAACAATGGACATCTACTGTTTTATCAATCCATGAACAATCTTGGGAATATGTTGAATTACAAACTGTTTTAAATCTTCATGAACAATCTTGGGAATATGTTGAATTACAAACTGTTTTAAATCTTCATGAAGTTGAATGGAACTACCCAATAACATTATTAAATCTTCATGAACAATCTTGGGAATATGTTGAATTACAAACTGTTTTAAATCTTCATGAAGTTGAATGGTCTCTTTCATCATACATAAATACTTTAAATCTTCATGAACAATCTTGGGAATACACACAAACACAAACTGTTTTAAATCTTCATGAACAATCTTGGGAATACTCACCAACCGTTTTAAATCTTCATACTCAACAATGGCAACTACTTATTGAAACAATACATCTTCATAATCTATCTTATAGTGATACTGATTTATCAGTTGTTTTAAATCTTCATGAAGTACGTTATCGAAGTGCTCTTACAGCAGCAATTGTTAATACCGGTTTGATTTACGCGAGAATCTAAATGGATTATCAAATTGTCACTGTTACAATTAGCTCAGATGAAGAATCCAACTATTATCAATGTGAGTTGGAACTTCGTGATCATCAATATTACCCAGATTTTTATCGAGATCGTCCATTTTTAGTTCATCTTTTTGATATTGATTATTACTTTGTAGTAGATAGTCGTACTTTAAATAGAACTATTGATGATAATGGTAATCAAGTTAATACTGTATCTATATCTGGATTATCACCATTATGCTTAAAAGGCAGTCCACGAGCCACACCTATTACTAAAACATGGGATACTCCAACAATGGTATCTGCTATTGTTGAAGAATTAATTGGTGTAGTAAATTGGCAGATGGTGGATTGGATGTTACCAGCATATCGGTTATCGGCTGAAAATGCATATCCATTAGATATTGCTAATCAGTTGGTTAATGCTGCTGGTGGTTTAATTGAATCACAGCCAGATGGTTCAGTTGTGTGTCGGCATCGTTGGCCGGTTAGCATTGCTGATATTGGTACTGCAACAGTAGATCTACCTTTATATGAAAACCATATTTATTCGATTACTGAATCAGCAACAAATGATGAATTAAAGAATAAAGTTCGGATTCTTGATCAAGAAGCAACTTATCAAGATAGTTTAGAATACATACCAAATAAGATAAATGGAAATGATGATCCATTTAATGGCATCATGTACGCATACTTGAGTCCTTGGCGTGAAGGATTGCGGATTGTTACTACACGTCCATCAAAGATATCACTTGGAAATTTAAGTGAAGGTACACGAACCATTAGTGATAGTAATGCAGATTTTCCTGCTGAAATCATCACTTTTGAAAATCGTGAAGGATCTGTTAGATATCCTGTAATGAGTCTTATTGACTTTGATTGGCTTGATGAAGATCTTGGTAGTGTTGTAATCACACCATATTCAACTACACTGACTGCTGGAGATGGAATTTATGGTGGGTATAGTCTTGCTAAAATTAGCTATACTACCAAATTTTTACAAATACCTGTATCATGTGTAGAATCTACTGAAGATATCGAAGCACAATTTTTATTGTTGGAGCATAAAGATGGCTAAGTTATATGAATTTGTTACAGCAACTCTAACTGTTAATTTTAGTGCTACCTCACAAACAGGTAATGCTGGAATTAAACTTGAAGTTGATGATCGTCCAGATGGTGCTAATGGTGGTAATACATCTTTCAAACCGGGTGATACCGTATACATTCTTCAGTTTGTTGATGAAAATGTAGAAGTTAAACCTAATTTTCCTCAAGCCAATGCTGGCTCAGTAAGTTCTGCTGGAAGAGCAACAAAAAGCATTGATGAAAATATTACCTTTTCTAATAGTGATACTGCAAGTTTGGGCTACCCACCCTCCGGTGCAGTAACTATGACTTGGTTAGGAAGAGTGGTTGAGTTAAATTCATCCACTGGCGCTGTTAGTGCTTACTCTGGACCAGTACCTGAAGTTTCGTATTCTGGATTAACGATTCCAGATAATAGAAAAGTGATTGGTGTGTTAAATTGTAAGTATGATTCAGTTGGAGATCTTTGTAAACTATCTGTAGAAAAGCAAACTGCCATTGACTTTAAAGAAGTCTTGGTTTTTACTGTTGGTCAAGTGACGGATGTTCTTTAATGGATATCGTCTGCATTCGTGGTGACGGTCTTTCACCCGGTGATGATATTGTTGAAATCTTATTAAGCGATGTTAATGCTGCGTTAAGTCGTGGTCGCGCTGAATTAGATCAAGGTGCTCTAGCTGATCAACAAGACATCAACATTGTGTTAACAGATGCTAGGTTAGGTAAGCTTGTGGAAGTGGATGATTCAGAAATTGGACATTGGCGTGGTAAGATTATCAGTGTCAGTCACACAGCGTCCATTGACGAAGAAGGTAATTTATCTGGTGATACTAAAATTACTGTGAGGAAACCTCGCTAATGCATCCATTAAAACAATTACAAAAGTTGATGACTCCAAAGAGCACTAATCATGGTCGGGTTATTGCTCAACAACAAGGTGTTCTTACTGTAGCAACATGTTTCGGCACACAAGCAATTACACCAAACCCAGGAGATGTTACAAAATACTCGGTTGGAGATACTGTAAGAATTTCTAATGGACAAGTTTTAGGAAAACGAATCAGACAACCGACTATTTATGTTATTTGATGAACGTAAAAAAACTACTTCGTTGTATCTTAATTTCTAAAAAAGAGAAAAAACTACCAGTAGAAAAACCTCTAATACGTTTGACACCGTATGAAAAAGTTCGCTATACTGCTGAAGAACGTTTTCATCATAGTTATAAAATTAATGAATTAGGTTGTTGGATCTGGCAAAAACAATTTGATACGTATGGTTACGGTAAATTTAAAGTAGATGGAAGAACTGTAAAAGCACACAGGTATAGTTATGAAATCTATCATGGAAAGTTTGATTCGCAGTTACACGTCTTGCACCAATGCGATTGTCCGTCATGCGTTAATCCCCATCATTTGTTTTTGGGAACTAACCGAGATAATGTTGAAGATAGAACAGCAAAAGATCGACAGGGCGAAACAACAAGACGTCTTACACTTTCTGAACGAAATGGAATTATCGCTGACATCCAACATGGATTATCCAAAAAAGAAATCTCCATCAAATACCAAGTACACCCCTCCACAGTCGGACGATTAAAACACGGGAAGCGCCCATAAATGCCCATTTTGACGTTGTTAAAACAACCCGCTATGCTGCTATCAGTTTTTATTGATCATGCCAGCAATCGGCCAATCCGACGGTTTTTGGGGGCTTCATGATTAAGTCACTGGGTACTTTAATTGAAAATAGTGAATACGAAATTGTTTTAGAAAATGTTTCTGGTAAAGTAATGTCTACACCAAATCCTTTTTATCAAGCAACAATCAAAGAACAAATTTTATTAATCAAAACTTCTTCTGTTAAGTCACTTCATGCAGTATACTTACGTGTACAGCTTGCGGAAAAAATACAAGAAATTTCTTTTAGTATTGTTCCAAATTTATTTGAAATTTCTTGCCAAACTATTGACCAGGGTGTACTTTAGCCTTTAGTCAATTCTTTTTTTAATTTGAAATTTTGAGGTGTATTATGAAAGTAGATATTAAATCAGATATCACTGTGGCACTGTCCTTACCCCCGGCTTCTCGTACTGCTGGTGCGGCGAATGGTACTGCCGTTAATCTTCGTAACTACCATGCTGCGGCTGTTGTCTTTACTGTTGGGGCTTTAGGTGGTGGTACTGCTACTCCGAGTATCGAAGAGTCGGCTGATGGTTCTACCGGTTGGGCTGCAATTGCGGCGGGTCGGCTGAGTGGTACTTTAGCGGCTATTTCCGCTGACAGTGTTCTGGTCATTGGCTTGACTGACATTGCTGGAATTACTAAATCTTTCGTTCGCCCAGTAATTACGGTAGCTGGTGGTTCTGGTACTTTATGCTCTGCTTCTGTAATCCGTGGTGAGCCTCAGCATGGTCCTGCATCTACGAGCAATGTTGGAAGCATCTTGATTTCTTAAGATTGGTTTCTTGGGAAAAACTTGTAAACCCCGCTTATGCGGGGTTTTTTCTAGATAGTAGTTATCTTTTCTAACGAATGATTCGTATACTGAACTAACTCAACAGTATAATCTTCTTTTGGAATTTTTTCTGCCAATGCCGATCTAACAGTATCAGCTAACCATGAACATCCAGTATCTGGTAGTTGTATTGACTTCCAAAATTCAGCATCACTACTCTTAATAACGAGTTCAAACCGATATGTGTTCATAAAGAATTCCTTAATGAAAAACTAACGAAGGTGTTACAGCATTGATTTGAGGAAATGCAAAAGATGGTAATGGAGTTCTACCATTTTGTATCTCTTTCATAACTCTGGTGTGTGATAGAAGTACGTTAAGAACTTCATTAAAAGAATACCAATCAGTTACCGTACCACTAATAATTGCATCTGACATCCTTATCTCCACTTCACATATTGCTTCTTGTACTAATTGATGCAAATAATCTCGTGTTAATTCTTGTGGTCGATGTAATTCAAAATGAGTACGAAGTTGTTGGGCGCGGGTTTCAATTAGTTGAAGATACATCTGGTTGGTGAACTGAGATTTTCGTTTCACTTGTATTAATTCATTTCGAGTTGCTTTCCAATCTTCTCTTGCCATTTGTAGCATTTGTGGATAACCATGGGGCATGTGGTTTTGACGTTGCTGCTGTTTTAATAATTCTTTCTCACAGTCAATAAAATATTGACGAGCTTCAAAACCTTTTTCATTTCTCTCCATCATGGCTAAATGCTTTGCCATGTCCAAAGAAATATGATGATCAAGTATTTTGCTTGTTAAGTTATTGATTTTATCGCAAACTTTTTTTGGGGAATCTTTAAAAAATCTTTATTTTCAATAAATCTTCCATCTTCAATTCTTCTTTTAATCCAATCATTGTAATCAGTTTTAACATCCAACCATTTGTGTAGCTGTCTTGCATTAACCGTTTGAATAGTTTCTGCATTTAACTTGGTTTCAGTTAAAACAAAAAACGAAGAAGGTTTGGTTTCAGTATTCTTAGCAGTGATGGTACGACGTTGTAGTTTCATAAGACTTCCTTAAAAGAATTGGAGTTGGTTGTTAATTGAGGGTGACAGAGTGGGATCAAGTAACCACATTCCTCAAAAACAACCAACTCCAATAAAATCTTACTTGGTCAGTATACCTGTCACAGTATGTAATAAGTATACCAAACAACAAGTAACAAGTCAATCATAACTTTAAAATATCTTTGATATTGAAGTGGTGGGACAGGTGGGAGTCGAACCCACACGATTAAAATCGTCAGGGCTTAAACCTGATGCGGCTACCAATTACGCCACTGTCCCAAAGTAAAATCAACGATTTCGCTCTTCTTCAACGACTTCCGTAATATAAGCCATAAAAGTACTAGCTTCAGACATAAGTTTAACAAAAGTAGTAGCAAGATCTACCAATGCTTGTGCTTTACGTTCTTCAGCAGTAATCAAACGCTCTAGTTGAGTAGCACTTAATTCAGTTTCAAATTTAGGAATCATTAGCATCTCCAGTTGAAGAATTAGAATCTTCAACAGTTGAATTTTCCAACATATAAAAGTTTTTAACTTCTTGCTGTGCTTGACGTAAAGCATCTATTAATAAATCAACACTTTCAACTGAATAGCCCAGTACTAAAGGTTCTTTACCTTCAAAGATATCTGGACTTTCTATAGTAAGAACTACAAAATCAGGTCTAAACCCAACACTCAAAATTGCTGTTTTTTCACTCATTTTCAGTAATCTCTTCAGAGATATCAGAAAAATCCAATCCAGTTTTCTTAATGAAGTTGGCAATATAACCTGCTTCCAACATCCATTGTCCAACACTCACTGCTTGTTCTGCTGGTAATGTAATCAGCATTGTCTGTTCATTCAGTGTAATAGATAAAAACACTAAATGTTGAACTGGATCAATTTCTACTTGAAAAGCACGTTGTCCATCTACTGATTGGACAATCTGAACATCGAAACTTTCGGGTAGCTGTAATGGCTTAACCAAAGTTTTTGACTCTTTAACATTTAACACAATGATCTCCTAACCCAATAAGCCATCTTTGATAGACATTGATCCATCCACTAACGCCGCAAACAAGCTTTTACCTTCTTCCAAGAATTCCAAAATTTTCATTTCCACTGTATTTTTTACATACAATGAATAGATATAAGTATGTTTCTTTTGTCCAGTACGATGACATCTTTTTAACGCCTGTCGGTGAACGTCGGGCCTATCAGAGTGTTCATAAAAGATACAAAAATTAGCATCTTGCAAATTTAAACCTTCACCACCCGATGCGATATTAACTACTAAGATCTTTATTTTTGGATCTGTTTTAAACCGCTTGTATTCATCCACTTTACTACCAGATGCCAATACATTCATTGCCGCATGTTTAATCTTTAAACGCTTCAACAACGCAACAATATCCAAACCTGATTGGTTAAATACGTGAAAGATTACCACTTTACAATCTACTGGTACATCATTCAAAATTTCTTCCAAAGCAGCTAACTTGGGATTTTCAAAAGTCAAAGTCTGACGCACACCTTTAGTAACAACTTCATTTTCATCATCCAAAACATCTTCACTATCCATATACAAAAAGCCACTGGCAACTTGCCGAGTTTTTGAATAATAATTCTTCCGTTGTTGTTTAGCTTCTTGAGTATTACCTTTAGCCTGCTCTACGCTTTCCATAACTAGATTACGGTAAATTGTTTGAGCTTCCGGTGAAAGAACTAACGGAACCTTAATAACAGATATTGGCGGTAAATCATCGCATTCAAAATCAGCATACCTCAGACTTCGATGCAATAACATTTGGTGCAATTTTGGTCTATTCTTTTCAGGAAAAATCCAATCCACACCACCCCAATAACTGGCTTGTTGTTTGAACAAAGCTTGAAGATACAAAGTTTTAGTTGTACCAAGAGTCTCACCACGATCTACAACATTAAACTGCGCCCAGAAATTAGATGGGTCTCTACCAACTGGTGTACCAGTCATACCTAACCGATATGTAACATATTCAGATATACCATCGCAAATTTGATAAGTAAGAGTATTCGTATGTTTTACATGATGAATTTCATCATACACCACCATTTGGAAATTAAGAGCGAAAGCTTTTAATTGCTTTTTATCAATAACTCTTTTTCGTTTAGACCTCTGTTTAGTCTTTTTAACTTCTTGAAAGTTAGTTGTGAAGATTGGTAAACCATCATAATTAACGATGTAAATATCAGATTTTTGCTTGATTAAATTCAAACGCTCTTCTTTAGTACCCACTAATCCAATCGCTGTCATTTGCGTATGGTTTTCTACTTCTTCCAACCATGATTGGATGTTCACTAAGTTGGGTACAACAATAAGAACTTTTTTAATTTGACTAAGCTGCTTTCGACATTGAATCACCATTAATGAAGTAAGACTATTGTGCGTAACAATAAAATCATCTGTTATATACAAACCATCAGAATTGCTGACACTAATACATTGACATCTTTTACGCCCGACAAATTCAACAGATTCTATTCCACGTCTTGGTTGATACTTTCCTTGTCTTCGTTCCCATCTTATTTTCTTTTTAGTTAATCTAAATAATGGAAAGTTATTTGGGAGTAATAAAACCACAATCCAATAATTTTTTTCATCAATAATTTTAATTTTGCTATGAGCAGTTCCTCCCAATGATTGTACTAAGAAAATAAAATCGTTACATAAATTTTCAGATGAAGTGCTCCACTCAGCATGTCCTTTTTCAGAGGCATAACCATCTGTATCCATTAAACCTTGGAGTAATGCAGTTCTATTTTCAACTGAAGAATAAAGATATTCAGATGGTATATGTTTTGCATTAGATTTTGTATTTAATCCCAGACGTCTTATCTCTAAAGTCCAAGGATTATGTCTAATTGTTTTATTAACTCTTCTTATTGATTGTGTGAGACCTTCAAAATTAGAAAATTCTAAAGTATCTGGTAAGTATTCACCAACAAGAGTAAAAATTTCTTTATCACCTTTAGTTAGGTTAATTTGGTGAGTTAAACCACCGTCACCAATTAAACAACCTAAAGCATAAGGATGAATTACAAAAGATTCATTCTTATTTTCAAAATGAACAGGATCAGTCATTGGGATAAAATGCACTAAATTATTAACAGTGTCTCTTATTCTTTCTTTAATTCTTGACAACGGCCAAGTTTTATAACCTTTGTTATTCCATTTCATCGCAGGTGTTTGAATTGTCCACAAATGGTCTAATCCACATTCTGTGGAACTACCATCTGTGAAAGTGACTTTATATACATCTTTAAAACCTTGTGGAAAAACATTAAGAACAGTAGATACTTTAGCTGTAGGATGGCAAATTTCCATACCAACTTTCATCTCACCCATAGTTTTCCAACCAGAAGGTGTTAATATTTTACAATCTAATGGTTGTTCTTTACCAGTTCCCATGTCGAGAAAATACAAAAATCCGTTAAAGCATAATCCAAGATATGCTGCGGCTAATTGATGTGTAAATGGTTTAGTTTTATAATTTACTTTTGGACATAACTCTTTGATAGCAATTTCTAATTCTTGTCGAGTTGCTTTTTTAATCCATTCAAAAGAATCTCTTGGTCGGTCTAAAAACTCTTGAATAGCTTGTTTAGCTATCATTCTGTTGTCTCCTTCTTTGGAATCGTGGTCGTGGAGTTTCCGTTGGTGGTGGTGCATCTGTGGACGATGCATCCAACAAACTCCAATACCGATCATTGACCAATGTTGAATCCATACAGAACTGACCAATACCATACGCTTGAGATATTAAAACAGTCTGACCATTTTCCTCATTACGTGCTTTAGCTACGAAAAGTCTAGCTAGTTTCAAATTCTTTTCAGCCGGGGTCTGACAATTAGAAACCAACACACCACTTTCTAAATAATAATTATGATTATCTTTAACCTCGATATCATAGACATGACAATAATCTTGCGTAGATTGTTCTATGCTAGAGATCTCTACCTCAGTACATCCAAAATGTCCATGTTTGACTATTGGAGTTAAGAACAATTTTGTTTTCCCTTTATCATTTAAAGGTACTAAGTAATCTTTTATTTCATTTAAAATAATCTCTGTAGATTTTACATCAAATGTAATATATGTAGAGTTGTAATATTTAAAATTACAACCTTTTTCATTAAAGAATCTGAAAATTCTTTCTTTAGATTCTTTATCAGAAAAACAGTTTGTAGCTAAACTCAGTAGATGTGTTTCCTTACCTGTTTTACTTATATGTGTTCCAATAGTACCATCATCCATAATCCAAACAGCTAGACCTAATGGATCTAATTTATTTAACACACCATCTGGAACTATTTTTTTACCTTCTGGATAAAAAAGGTTTCTTAACTTGAAAATGTGACTTGATTTTATTCTTATGCTATAGCTAGTCCTATCTTTGATTAGGAAATCGTTATAAATAGTCTCATTATGATTATGAGTATAAGGTCCATTAACCAAGCATTCATTAAAAACACGTTTCTTCCAAAGAAGATAGTATAGTTGTTGTTCTCCATGTTCTATAGAAAGAAAGCCTTTGTTTCCTATAGCACCATCTCCTAAAAGAGATCCTAAAATCACTTGCTGTTGTTGCGTTGAAAAAATGTATTCTAAACTAGCAATACTTTGTCCAATTTTTAAATCTTTAGCTTTAATTTTGTTACCTTCAATATCGAAATAATGATGTTCACTCGTAGTCGTGCTATGTCGTTTGCACACAATAGCTTTTGCGGTAGTTTTAATTCTTAACATTGAATTAGTGTCACGTCTAACAAACCCATTATCAAACCAATTAAGAACTGGTTTCCATTCATTCTGTTTAGTTGAAAAATTGTAAGATAAAACATTTAAACCTTTGTCAAGGTATTTATGTATATCTTTTATTTGAATAAGACCTTTATTAGTCCTTACTCGTTGTGTTCCTTTAATACAATACGCAATAATTGTATCTGCTGTAGCAGCTTTTGAGTAATCTTCAGCAAGATGCTTCAATGTAATAACACGAGCATCTTCAGCTAACCGATTTGCTTGTGATGCTGTAACCATTGCAATATTACGTTCAACACCAACCCTTCTTAACTCTTTATAAATATCTCCTGTACTTGTTCTAAGATTTTTGTAATCCAACTTCATCAAATCAGCATAATCTAACAAAAGCACATCTGGAGTATAATTATACAACCGATCCATTGAATCCAAAAAAACTTCAAGACCTTCGATAGTTAAAGCACTGGTTGGAAATCTTTTAATTTCCAACGGAATTCTACCTTTATATTTTTCCAAAGTCTTTAAAGTTTTATTTTGAACTACTGCATCTTTAATCGAAGGTCTGTTTATTTGACTGACTTGTAATCCAGATAACCGATGAAGTTCATCATGCACAAAATTACTGATTTCAACTTGGTAGTTTTCAGATGTTGACTGACTCAGTGATCCCATTGCTTGGAGATATCGTTGTACAATTTTTGATTCAGACATTTCCAAAGATATATGTAAAATCTTTAATCTGGCTTGTAAACAATGCTTACCAATATTAATCAGTGACCAAGTCTTACCTCTATTTGCTGGTGCTAAAACTACTAAAAGTTCACCAGGAACTGGTCCAATATTAAGATCATCTATGTGTTTAACACCAAATGGATGTGCTGGAATTAAAGTTTCACGCAAAGATTGCATTATTTGATTTGGATTGCTGAACGATAATCCACGATCAAATGTTTTAATTTGATTCTTTAAAGTTTTATTTAACGTATTTTCAGCAATGACTAAAGATTCATTTGTTTCATCTTTAATCAATAAAGCAGCTTCAACAATAGCACCTTTCAAACGCTGACGTCTTACAAATTGATTGAGTTGTGAAATTACGAAAGTTGGGTTAATTGACTCTTTTGTTTGGAACAGATTGGTAATTAATCTTGAATAAAATTCACCAGATTTAGGATTTTTGGTATCATTGATTTTAGATTCAAGTAAATCAGCAATATGCTCTTTTGGTGGTACTTTAAATTCTTTATAATATTCCAAAGCTATCCGAACAATTTCTTTGTAAAAATCACTTTCAAAGAGTCCAGGTTCAATTGAGTTACTGATTAGTGAGATATATTTTTCATCAAAGACTAATAACGTCAATAAGTTTTCTTGCAAAGATCCACTAATTTTATCTGACATTGTTTTTACTCAGTAAAGAATCGTTGAGAATTTCTTATTGAATAAGTTTGAAAAGCTTCCATCATTACAGTACTATACCTTATTCCATATTGATATAAATATCTTATTAATGCTGTTTCGTTAATGACTGGTGTATCTAACTGTGGTACTGGGTTATTTTTCCAGTCAAACATTGGAAATGGAAGAGTAATTAAAGTATAGTTATCTTCGATAAGTTGACTGTGTTGTTCATAAATCTGTTCCAGCTTATCAAGATTATTCATGTACTTGATAGCTGTTTTTAATCCAACTCGATCTAAACCTTTAACTCCATTATGTGTTCCAGATAAAGATGTCAACATGGCCCAACTGGAAGGTTCAATTGTTGGATAATCTTGTTTAAAATGTTCGTATCCATACTCTTTATTCTTACGAAGTAAAAATACATTTTCATATTCCAACAACTGATTAAGATCATCATCATTGGATAAGATAATGATCTTTTTATAATTTTTTGCTTGTGTATACACTAATCTGGCAATCAAATCATCTGCTTCCAATCCCGGTATTTGCCAAACAGGTATTTTTACTTGTTCTAAAAATGTATCAACAAGATCAAAGTTTATTTTGATTTGTTCATTAAACTCTTTGTTGACTTCTGTTTTTCTGTTTGCTTTGTATTGTGGAAATAATTTCTTGCGAAGATATGGTCCACTATCTTTACACACTACAATACTGCGTGGTGTGTACTTTTTCATCTGGTTTGCAAACTGATTAATGGTTCCAAATAAACCACCTGTTGGAATACTGTCGTATTCCAATTGAAGATGTACAGCAAGACTTCTAATTACAGTATTGCAAAAATCAACAATCAACAAAGAGTCATTCACAAAGTTCTCCAATCAAGATTGTTGAATGGTGGCATTTAATAAATCTATTCCAATTTTTGCAATATATGGATCAATTTTTTCTTGATCTAAATGTTGCTGTAACGCTTTTAATGGATCAACACTTCGATACGCTAATGGCACCACGATTTCAGTATCAGTACTTATTTCTTTTTCCAATGTAATATCAAACAAACCATATTGTTGATATTTACACCATGCTTTTACTGCATTCTTGATATCAGACCATTGTGATAAATTCTTTTGATCAAGTTGAATTTTAACTTTTAATTGATCTCCAACTTTCATCTTTTTAAGTTCAGCTTGTTGTTTTAAATCTTTAAAAGATTTAACTGTAAAAGTTAAACGCTGTAATGTAGTCAGTGGAATACTATGAAAGACATCATTTTTACACCAAAGCATTCTTGGTTGATAGTCATCACCGAAAGATACTGGGTGCGGTGTGCCAATGTAAGTCAGTGGCCCAATATCTTGTGGAACATGAATATCACCAGATATAATCTTAGCATTAGTTCTACTTGTTAACCAGTTAAGATTTAAACCATGATTCATCTCAAACATGTTGCTGACTTTGCAACCAATGACCGATTGATGCATGAACACATAATCTAAATTTTTATAATTTAAGTTTGCCCACTCAATTTCTGGATTTCTTGAGTGAGGCAACCATAACATGTTCTGTTCTTTTTGTCGTTCTACATCTTGATAAAGATCTTCAGTTGGCTGATTAATCCAACTGATATTTTCAAAATGTTCCAAAAAATCTAAAAACGGACTTTCCGGTTTAAGATAATCGTGATTACCTTTTAAAATAGTTACTCTTACAAGACACGAACATTCAACCAGTTCATTAATCAAATGATTAACAAGTTCTGCTGGATGACGATCTTTACGATCCATTAAATCACCCATAATATACAGATTTGGAATACTATTCTTTTTAATAAAATCACGAACAGTCTCAAAGATTTCCCACCGATAAGACTCAGCAGGAACTTCGGTTAAGTGTAAATCTGAGATCATCAACGCATTCATTAGATTTCCAGCCAACGATAAGATAAAACTCTTTGTGTGGGATATGCTGCAATGCTGATCTTGTCACTAAAATTAGCACCCAAGATATATACTTGTTTAGTCTTTTCATTCAAGTGAATAAAAAATCCAACTCTTGCTCTTTGTGGACGTTTACCATCGGCAATAACAACAACACATCCCATAATTGGAACTGCAATTTCTTCTCCCCAAGTACACCATTTTGAAGCTATATGACTTCTTGGTGAAGCATCTTTTACTACAGTATCCACACACCAACAAGCAAAAGCAGAATTCCAAGGAATTAAATCTTCAGAAATTTTATCATCAAAACCTTGATAGTACTTAGCAATCATTTCATTAGTTAAAGTCTTTTGTTGTTCTTTCCATGCAACAGACATCCAGGGAGTTTTCGTATCATTCCATACCAAATCAGTGTTAATTAAATCAACTATTTTACTATCTTTTTTTGAATGAAGATACTTATTGAATGCTACTTGTGTATTTGCATTCCATACTCCGTTAATTTCATCTTGATAAAGATCATGTGCTGCTAACTCGGCTTGGATTAGTTTGCATTTTTCAAAGTTGTTAGTCATGAACCTTTCCAAAAAGCTCGTTAAATAGCTATTTTAGCGGGGCTGTAACTAACCCGCTATGTTGATATGGGTAGCAACTGATCGTGGCTAAAAACCCCGTTTCCGGGGCTTTTTGAGCATGTTCAGTGCGTGATTTCGTCAGTTTCCGTCAGCACTTCCGAGAGATCATGTTCCAAGTAAGCCATCTGAACAGCATTAGCTGCTACATCTGCTTTTGAAAACTGATCCGTTTCACGAATCGCATTCAACAATTTATTCCCATAAAAGATCGAACTGATTTGCGTATCGAAGTAGATACGACTACGATCTGTTCGTGTGTCATGGGTACTACGACGAGTCAGATGATTGTACAATTCGTACATGTTCATCGGAAAAATTGTTGAATCCAAGATTGGATCAATGAACTTCTTTGGAAATTGGGCCGATAGCACTTGTTGAGCGGCTAAAAATGGAACATCCACATCTAACCAACTTTGCCAAACATCAGTCACCTTATAACTATTATCCACTAAACGACGAACTTTTGCAGCTAAAGATCTAGTGCTCCAACCATCCAACAACTCATTACCATTCAATTGCCCAATCTGTGTACCGATCATTGCACCGTTCATGCAAATCAAACGCATGACACCAGTACGAATTTTCAATCCAAAACTCTTATCATAAGAGTTATACGCATACAACTTCAAATGCGAAACATCGCCGTTGCCAATATCTAACGGACGTTCCAATGGAAGATCCATCTCCAATCGGATTGCAGCACCTTCCTTTAAGGATACCACATTCATAGTACCCTCTGAATCTTTGTACAACTGGTGATACGTATCACTCAAAATGTTTACTAATTCTTGATGTGGGATTACCACAGATTTTTTAGTGTACACACCAAATAACCGTTCATGGTCTTGTGACAGTACAATCTTTCGTTCATTAAACTCTTTAAACTCGTTCAATCCCAGTTTTGACAATTTATCCAATTCTGGAAATGCTTGAATAAGTGGAAGAGTTTCAATTTCAACTTTCCAAAGATCATCATTATCAACGATATTCATTTAATAGACTCCGGTATGGGGATGAAACAACTAACAAGTTATTATACCTTTATTTTTTAATTAAATTGTCCAATTCAACAAGAGTTGTTAAAAATTTCTCATTGATTATTTCAGCTTGAGTAGTATGATCTGTTCTCCATTCACCAAATTGATGAAGTTCACGATCAGCATTAGCAGCATTCATTTTTAATAATGCTGTTGCATGTTCCATTTCAGCAAGATATTTTCTAATTAAAAATTCTTTCATGTTGTAGCATACTCATCTTTTGGACAAAACCAATCATCTTTAACAATATGACCAATAGCATGTACTTTACTTTTATCAGCACGAACTCTTACTGTTCGTCCTTTTAATTTACTCCAATCAGTAACACCAGCAATTTCCATAACCCGCCAAATAAAATGACCGGCTATACTGTGCAAATTGTGATGTGTACAATTTTTAGGTAGATACAAAACATATCCACCAAAACCTTGAAAAACTCCACCATAATCTAGCATGATCCAAACAGTTAAAACACCATGATCTTCAGTAGTTAGTTGAACTGATTCAATAATTGCGTTTTTAGTTTCCATATTATCAACGATATTCATTTAATAGACTCCGGTATTCAGTCAAAGACTAAACATATAAATAATAGCAACAAAACAACAAACAAGATTTAAAATAGCAATCGTGATTCCAATAGTGCATAATTTTTAGTCTTCATTGAAGTTCTCAATTGTTGAGTAGCACATCTGGATCTGCATTGGTTAAAAACGAATCCAATGTAGCCAAAAACATAGATTTTTTACCTAGTTTAAATACTGCGTGTGGATGATTCTTAAAATTAAACAAAGCAACACCTTCTTTACACAAACCAATCATTGAAGGTCTATTATTTTGTCTAAAAATAAGCATAGGTAATTTTTCAGTTTGTTGACATTCATCCAGCAACTTCTTCCAATATGCAACAACTCCATTTTGTGCAGTCATAAAGATTAAAGCAGTAGCATTAATTCCGGTTTCATTCTGATGCTTAGCTTCAACCACAAAACGATTGATCAATAAAAAACCTTCATCAGCCACAGCAATTAAATCTCCAGCAATATGTCCAGCATTGACATTTCTTTTACGTAAAGATGTTGATTTACCACCACTGGCTGGTGATCTTTCTAACACATCTCCACGAACTTGCTTGGTCAACCAAAAACTCAGTTGTTTAGCAAGTTCATTTTCGTAGTGATTACCTTTGGATTTCTGACCACCGGGACGCATTTATGACCACCAAGAAGGATCTTCCAACATTAAAGTTTGTTTTAGATGTTCTAATTGGACTTCATCAAAAACCAAAGTACCACTTTGCGATGTGAATTTTAAATCTAAAACATACTTTAGTAGCATGACTGTTTCTTCAAACAGTTGACCGCTACGGAAAAACATCCGTATGCCATTATAGTATGTTTGATTAGAGTTTTCAATTAATTGCCAATATTTCGGAGCACTACCCAAAAGACCTTTTAACCATGCTCTAATTACAGCTCTACTACACAATGTACTACATTGTGTGTATGTATTAAAGATAAATTCTGGAGTACGTTCATAACCCGGCTGAATGTTTTGCAATCCACCCATGACACTCATAACGAAAGTTATATTTCTTTTACCACAAATTCTTGGAAAGCCTCTATTGTTAGCTCTTAAAGGTCTTTCAGGCCAACAATTAGCATAAATAATTTGGATACGTTCAACCATTTTTGGAAAAAGGTAACAATCAGCAAAATTTAATTCCTTAGTCTTTGCTGTTATAGTTCCGCATTGAACAATGTATCCAAACAATTCCGCCAGATCTGGAGAAAATAAATCTGGATATTTTGGAGCATAACCACCCGTTGGTTTCTTATGGGTGGTTAATGCTCGTTCAACCGCATCTATGTACGGTTGAGTAGATAGAAACATTAGTACTTACTCACAGTGGGTAAAAATCTAGTTTCAATTTCTTCCCAGTTTTCAGCAACAACTTTCTTAATCTTTTCCAGAACTAAATTGCGTTCAACTTTGGGAAGAAGTTTGATGCTTTGTGCAAGAGTGTTTCGTCCTTCCTTATATTCGTCCCAAATCTTGGTATCAACATCAATACTTTCCAACCAAGCCAACATGGCTTCAGTCTCATCTACTCCGTATCCAAACAAAATTGGAAACTCTGCTTCACGAAATGGCAGTCCAATCTTATTCTTTTTACACAGTGCTTTAACTTGAATACCGTACACCCGTTTTTGTTTACGAATCGTTCGATCTAATTTTTTCAATTGAGCCAGCCACAAAATCTGACTAGCATAAAAATCCATAGCTCTACCACCAGTTCTCGTTTTAGTCTCACCAAAAGATGCCGCGAGATTATCTCGTATTTGTGAGATAATCATCAAGTGAATTCTTGACTTTTCCATGTCTTTAACAGTACGACGAAATAATTGACCAATGATCTTTGGCTTATTGGCACCAAAAGTACCTTTGTCAATTTCACGATCTTTTTCAGCACGATCTGATAAAGCATCCAATGAATCCACAATATACAAACATGGATCTTGAGTTTTTACCATTAAATCTAAAGTAGATTGCAAGTGATCAAACCAAGATTCAACTGTATAATCTGGTAGCTTGTCACCAGCAAATTCAATTGAAGTAACGGGCATACCCAAAGCACTAGCATAATCTTCGTCAAATGCAGCTTCGGCTTCAAGATAAACAATTTTTCCTTTTGGAAACTTTTGCCGAAAATTAGCACATGCTTCAATTGCTAAGAGCGATTTGCCCGTAGAGCGATCACCGACGATATTGCTCATACGTCCCAACGGCCAACCACCACCAAGAACACAATCTAATAAAAAACAACCACTAGAAAACATTTCTAAGTTTTCTTTTTTAGTGCAGGCAAAATACAAACCTTCTTTTTCCTGCTTAGGTTTTTCAACAATTTCCCGTTTTTTAAATTCCATGATCTACCCTTTAAGCAAGTAATTTAGGAGTAAGAGTTGTACTTGGTTCAGCAATTTGACCTTTGATAGTGAAATCGCTGGCTTTGAATGTTGGGATGCCTTTAGTTATACCTCCACTGTATGAATAGCATAACTCGACTGGACTCTCCTTAACCTCATTTTCCAACAATTCATTAGCAACTGCTATGTGTGAATCTTCGTGATATAAATGTAAATCACCAAAAATCCAAGATAAAGAACCAATTTCCAATTGGCAATGGTATGTAAGATATAATAACCATGCCCAGTATTGAACCCAATTATGGGGAACACCTAATAAAACATCTGCACTACGCTGATACTGCTTAATGTGTAAACATTCATCTCTGATAAAGAACTGAGTTAACGTCCCATGACAAGATGTTGGAGTTTGTTTATTATCATTCAATGTCGTGATGTTTGCCATCTCAAACGGATTCCAAGTCGTAGTAATTAACCGACGACTTTCTGGATGGTCTTTCAAATTCTCTAAAATGAATGCAACTTGGTCAAAACCTTCTTGATTTATTCCAGTAGTAAAATGCCGTAATTGATACCCGTAACCTTTACGATACTTTCCATCTGCATCCAACTGACCTTTCCACCAAGTATCTTTAAAGTTTTCTGGACAAAGTTCTTCACCGGATAAAAACCATTCCATTTCAGATATAGCTTTTTTCCATGCTGTTTTTCGGATAGTCACTAATGGAAATTCAGTAAAAATCAACTCTGGATAATGGATGATTGAAAGAGTGGTTGCATTACGGGTATGCACTAACCAACCTTCATCAAATAAGGTTGTAATCATTTTTTGATATTCAGTATTAATTGACATTTCAATCTCCATAATATTAAATCCGTATAATTATACTGGCTTAATAACAAACTAACGAATTACTTGTTGCGGTTACGGAGGCTTGCCAGTTTATCTGGAACTGACGATTTTGCTGGTGGTTCCGGCTCCGGCTTTTTCTTAGCTACAGGTTCTTCCGCACTCTTACCCAAAGCACGATGCATGGGCTGTTTAACTACCGGTTTGGAAAGCCCTAATGCTTGAGCAACAGCTTCACGAAGTCTTCAAGTGAAGAAATTTCTTCAGTCTGAACTTCCAAGTCCATGCTGTCAATCATATCAAACAAAGTATCTTCAACCGCTGCCTTTTTGGGTTTCAACCCTTTAAAGACTATGGAGATCTTATTATCATCCATTTGAAGTTCACTTGGATTACGAGCAAGCTTCACACTGTACTTAGTGCGAGAACCTTCATGAGTGATGTACACATCATAACCTTCATCCCAACCTTCATCAAATAAGGTTGTAATCATTTTTTGATATTCAGTGTTAATCGACATTTTCAATCTCCATAATATTAAGCCCGTGTAATTACACGGGCTTAATAACAAACTAACGAATTACTTGTTGCGGTTACGTAAGCTGGCAAGCTTATCGGATACTGACGATTTTGCTGGTGCTTCTACTTCTGGTTCCGGCTCCGGCTTTTTCTTAGCCACTGGTTCTTCAGTATTTTTACTGAAAGCACGACGCATGGGCTGTTTAACTACCGGTTTGGAAATACCAAGCACTTGAGCAATCGTTTCACGAAGCTCTTCGAGTGAAGTAATTTCTTCAGTCTGAACATCCAGTTCCATACTTTCAATCATATCAAACAAAGTATCTTCATCTGACGACTGAATCTCTTCCCAAGTAGGAAGATCTACTTCCGGTTCTGGTGCTGTGGCTGGTGCAGCAGCACGACTCTTACTAGCTACCGGCTTTTCATCTTCAGCCTTTTCACTTACCGCTGCTTTTTTGGGTTTCAACCCTTTAAAGACTTCAGCAATATGCTCATATGGATGAAACACTAAACAACTTGGCAACGGATGATCTTCTAAAATGGAGATCATATTATCATCCATTTGAAGTTCACTTGGATTACGCGCAATCTTCACACTGTACTTAGTACGAGCACCTTGACCTTCACGTGAAATGTATACATCATAACCTTCATCTGGGTCATCAATATACAAAATCTCGCGACTACGGGAATCCATTGACTGCGTTGCAATATCTTTATCAACAGTCCACGGCATAGCCCACATCTGAATACCATCCTTTGGCTTATCACGATCAATCAGATACACCAAAACCCGCTTAACACTACGAATTTCTTTTGCATATTCTTCATCACCTTCAGCCATGGCAATGTCGAAAGCTTCAGAAATGGGATCTGGTTCACCTTTCATCCGTTTCAAGTCCAAAAATGCTGAACTATCTGGACCAATATTGTAATGAACAAAAATATCTAATCCGTAATGATTGGCTTCATCCCATGTTGCCGGGAGAATACGAATACAGTTTTCACCATCCGATGGTTTCCACAATGAAACGTGATCGGACAAATAGCCGTCACGCAAATTGCCCCACTGTTCAGAGCGCTTTTTGGTATCTTCAAAAGTACGCTTTTTGAAGTTCAATTTACGAGTAGCATCTTTATTGAAAGCCATTTTAGTATCTCATTGGTTGAGTTGGGGTTACAACTATTTATACCTGCGGAGTACGACGAGCCATAATACCTTTATGTGCTTTACGTCCTTCTGCTAACTTAGCACGTTGCTCTTCATAAGAGCTTTGAGCTTCATGTAAAGGACTAGCAGGTCGTGGAACATCTGAAACATGTGAATCTGAACTAAAGTAGTTAGCCTGCCAAAGTTCAGCCATATCTCTAATCATATAACCTCTTGCATGATAAGACTCTTGCAAAACCTCCCAAACGTCAGCTTCCCATTTAGCTTTAAGATAAGTACTCACTGCCTCTTGATACGAATCATCAAGCAGTGTTAGTTGCTTGACCACATCTTCGGTTAATTTCTTACCTGATGTTGAAGCATCATCTCTAATCTGAAGTGAAACTAGCGCATAAGCTTCTTCCACCCTTTTCTTCGCTTCATCACGAATGGATGTATATCTAGCAACACGCTCACCTGCTTTAAAATACAGTTCACTATGATGCTGAATTACAAAATCCAATTCATGTTTATTGAATTGAAGATTCTCTACACATTCTTCGTACAATGACTGATCTTCTAAATCAGTATCAGCTAACCACTTAGCCATTAATCTTCTCCAAAAATAAGTTCACCCAATGAAAGCAATAAAGGTGCAAATTTTTCACTGGAATTATATGGACGACTGAATGCATTTAATACCTTTAATAATTTTAAAGCATCGGCATCTGTACGTGCGTTCAATGCCGCTTTGGCAACGTAATTACAAACAATGAGTCGAATAGACTCTGGATTTTGTGCTTGCATAGAGTTTAACAAGCGTATAATGGGTTTCCACTGGGGACGGATACGCCCAACCAATAAACGGCAAAGCTCAATCACTTCACCATCTTCACCCGGTTCTTCTAGTACAGTTTGAACTTCTTCTTTGGTTTTACAACCACTACATTTAGATAAATACGTCAGAGCGCGCCGTGGACTACCTTGCGATGCTTGGGCAATGATTCGTAACAATGAATCATCAATTTTAAGCTCTTCAGCTTCCGCAACAACAGATAACAATTCAAACAGGTCATCATACGCAACATCTTTTAACGTGTATGTATGGCATCTGGTTTTGATTGTGTCTGGTACTTTATCTGCTTCAGTGGTACAAAATGCAAAGTACACATGTTCTGGTGGTTCCTCAATAGTCTTTAAAAAAGTCTGCCATGCAGATTTTGAACATGCATGACAATTATGAACTAGACATCCTTCTACATAATACGAAGGATGTCCATCCACTTCAAGATCGTACAAACTTATAAAGTTTGCATCACGTTCGCAATCCGTAACAACACTTGCGAAAGATTCGTCATTATATCCTCGTTTGTAACTCTCAACACAGTCCACCCTAATTCCGTCAATTTTTGCTCTTTTTTCAAATCTTTTTCGGTAGCGTTCTTCGAGATGTGTCCACGTCCATCCACTTCTATCGCTAGATTTTTCTCCATTGAACCAATATCCACTTTGTAATTGGGTGGAAAGCCTTCTCCATCTTTCCATGAGTGTCCAGTACAAATCACGGCTTCCGGTTTCCAGTACGTCCCAAAAACTTTTGTTGTTCCAAAGTTCTTGTTGTTGCTTTGGTTCCATCCCAAAGCTGAAAGTAGTCTTGTTTGTGGAAGTGTTAAAAAGCCATTTCCACCACGACGACCGGAAAAAATGTTTAAAGTACCATTTTTCATTTTGGTATCTTTCATCTTTTCCACAACTTCCTGTTTGTGGAAAGGGTTGTTCTCTTTCATGCGTTCCGAAGAACGCTGATTGAGTGGTTCCCAAATTTCCGGTTTGGTGAGTCGAGATTCTTGTTGTGCTAATTGCATTCTCGCTCGAATTTCTTCGGTTTTCGGTCCTTTTCGTTTTTGCCCCGCTATTTGATCCCCACAATATTTCGAACAAGCTTTTCGTGTTGGAATGTTTTTTTCTAGTGTATACTCTTTTCCGCAATGCTGACATTTGTAATGATAGATTGGAGCTATTTTGTTTGCTTGTTGCTCCATAAAAAGCGTATGACATTTCGCTGAACATACTCTCCTGGAAAGATTCCAATGAACTCTTCCCACATATGATTTTCCACAAATTGCACATTGTCTGGTTTGCATGATTGCATGTTTCCGTTGAGTTTTGATCATTATAACTCATGGATTCACTAAACACAATGGCATTGTGATTTAAATTTTTTGCTTCAATCCAACCTTTATCTGTAAAAAATAAATGATCGTTTGAACAAAAAATTTGTTTCCCATTAACAAGATTTATTTTAACTAATCTTGTTAATGGTATTTTGTTTTCAAAAACATTTGAAACTCTAAATGTACCAAATGGATTTTTAATAAAATCATTTGGTTTTATTGTTTCAATGGCAACAGTTCCATTGGGTGTTGTAACCAAAGAACCTTTTCCAAAACATTCATCTACAATGATAAACTTGGTTGGATTATCTCCAAATGTAGCATAATTTAGTGATGATACCAACTCACGAATATCTTCTACTTTACCATAAGATGCAGCATCAATTTCTAAAATGTTTTCAGCATTACATCCCAACATTTTAGCAACAATACGAGCCGTTGTAGTCTTGCCGCATCCACTACCGCCTTGGAAAAGATAAGCGTGTGGAAAAGTTTTCTTATCAAATAAAGATTTTAATGACTGAACTACATGATCTTGTCCAATCATTTCATCGAATGACTCTGGACGATACTTCACATGTAAATCTTGATTACTCATTAGAATCATCACCTTGTTTTATAGACTGTTGAACGGCTAAGTCCAAGATTCTACGAACAGAATCTTTAAAACTTTGATTACCTTTAACTGTGGCAAGTTGTTGTAGCATTTCAACAGCTTGCTCTTTTGATACAAAAGATTCAATGATTTTAAGACAATCTTTAGTGGTTTGCGTATTAATCATACTTTGATACTCTAGTTAGTAATTGGTTGCTGAATTGGACCTTTGCAATTAGTCCAAACTGGTTTTTTATCTCCATCTGTTTGAGCATTCTCACAACGATTAATTATTGCAAGTCTTGTTGTTTGATTTTCTTCGTAAATTGAATAAGCAACACTACCAAATATGGTAATAACAAAAATTATCATTATTGCTGGAATCATCCACAATTCATCCATATCAATCTCCAAGTGTTAGTCAATAAACTACAACTTATCGAAGTTGTAGTTTATCATATTAATCAAGACATTACAATGATTAAGCAGCATAACGAAGTTGTTGCTGTCTTATATCTCGCTCTAATGCTAGTTGATTGTAATTAAGTTGAATAAGATTATTTTGAATAACGTCATACGGAGATACATCATTGACTCTTGAATATGTAGATACTTGTTCAATACATTCCAAAACAAGTTCATGTAAATTTCTTCCAATAAGAATTTCCATGATACCTTTTCTAGTTATTATTAACTCTTTTACTTTGGCACGTACTGCTTCCCGTGTCCATGGTTGACGAACAATGAAATATTCCATTAATTCTTGCATAATTCTTTGAATACATTCTTGATGTGGTTTGGGTAAGAAATCTTTAGTTAAGTTAATTGGACGATTGTTGGTAATTAACGTTACTCTAACTCGTTCACCATCAATAATTCTAAATTGTTGTGGACCTAATACCTGACGACGAAAATTTCCTGCTGACATTCCCAGTACTTGACGATTAATGATTCCAACAATCACTCTTAAAAAGTAAGTATTGTTTTTCATACCAAAGAATTCTTGAAATTCATTGTATTTTTGTAAGGTCCTCGTTTTTTGCCAAGTTGTCGAGCACTTATTTGTTTTTTTCTAAATTCTGAAAAAACTATTGGATTATCTTTGAATCGTAATTTTTGAGCAGCACTCATTTTTTGTTTAGTTTCTTGTGATTTAGTACAACCTTTTAATTTTCCTTGTAATGCAACACTTATTTTCTGTTTAGTTATCAAAGTTCTTTTTTGCCCAGTATTAGCTTTAGTAATTTTTTCTTGATGTTCTTTACTTCTATGTTTTTGAGCTAAACTTTTTCTTTGGCGTGTTTCTACTGTACAGTTTTTGTTAGCAATCCCAATTTTTTGTTTAGTCACTTCAGTATGTTTCCTACCCTTACTGGAGTTGCTAAGTTTTAGTCTTGTTTCTTTACTCACAAAAAATCCTCCAGTTCTACCGTCTCCTCCCAGTGTAGAATTAGTAAGTTTTTCTCCTTGATTTTTATAAAATGAAATCCAATAGATTTCCCGTTCAATCCAATTAGCGCGTGTAGTCCGTTCTATTTCTTCTATAAGGGGCTTTAGATTTTGTTTTAATAAAGATTGTATCCAAGAAGATTTAGGTGTTTTCGTTTTATTATAAATATGATCATACAATCTTTTTTGTAATGAAGTTTCAGTTTTACCAACATATCTAACTTTATTGGTTATTGGATCTTTTAATATATAAATAATAACCTTTTTGGTTATTGGCCGTTTTTGTATATTCATATTCATACTCACAGCTAAACAAATCTTCGTTGTGCTAATCGTTCAGATAACGAAACTTGTTCAAATGACATAAGATTTACTGGTTCATTTTCTAACTTCCATTTTTCTTCAAGTAATAATTCGTATGGAGATTTAGATCTATTTAACCAATAATTCCAAAGAACTTCAAAACATTCTTCTTGATACTTTTCAATTTTAGAACGAGTATTAAGATTTGGAATATTATTGGGATTGATACCAAACAACCAGCCATTTAATTTCTTAAGTGGTATACAACCCATTTCATACGTTTTTCCATCAAAACCAGTTGTACTGATAACCATATAACTGAATTTTCGTTTATTTTCCAACAGCTTATTTTGTTGACCACTCCAATTAAGTTTTAAAGCTCTGACAAGAGGCTTCATAACTACATACGGTTGACCTTCATGTTCAACCATTTGTAGTTGATCACGATTGAAACTAACAAGAACTAAATTTTGATCATTCATAAATAAAAACACCTTATTGGTTGGATAGTTTGGACTTTGAAAACCCGACGATAACGGGCAGAATGTGTTTCCAGCACTCTAATCCAAACTAACCACCAATAAGGTGATCTTATCGTGAGTTTTCAAGCTCAATGGCTATACTACACTGTTGTATTTTCATAGTCAAGAAGCTCTTTAATTTCAGTCAATAAACTACAACTCAGTCAAGTTGTAGTTTATTATATTAATCAAGATATTACAACTCAAATTCCATAAGTGGTGGTTCTCCTGCATAAACACGGATTGTTCCACCACTGGTAAGAGAACAGTTATCCAAATATGTTTTGATATCTTTATTGACCTTTTTGGTCATTAATTTGGTCCTTATACTCTTTTTATGAAAGTTCTTATGAACATACTTACGATTCCAACTCATAACAAACCTCATTATTTGAAGTCATATAGCTTAGTAAAATCTTGTAACTCACGAGATACTGTATGAAACTCAGTAGATTTGAATGTACCAATTTCAGATTGGTCAAACCAATTCAATCCAGCCGTCATCTCAATAGCAATGGGAACATTGATAAATGGATACGGAACCTTACACATTTCTTCGGCAATCAACGGAACAACAGTATCTAAATCTTCATCATGAACATAAGATGTAACATCATCATGAATAATCATGACGGTTTGAATACCCAACCGATCCAAACGACACATTGCATCCACACAAATATCTGATGCAAAACCTTGAATAGATGCATTTAACACTGCATTCATACTCATGGGTGCATGTCTACGTCTTCCAGTTAAAGTCTCAACGTAACCCAACTTTTCATACCTGTTTAAAATCCATTTTTGCCAGCGTTTCACACCACGAAATGTCTTCCAAAACTCCCTAAAAATATCTTGCACGATGTCAATGGGAATACCCAAACCACGAGCAATAGAGTTTGGACTTGCACCATAAAATGCTGGAAATACCCAAAGATTCTTAACCTTCGCACGAAACTTCTTCATTGCTCCTGGGTTGCTTAAATTTTGAGAACCACCGATAACCTTTGGATACTCTTCTGCAATGAGTTTAGCCCATTCCATGTGAACGTCATAATCTTCCCACAAAGCTTCACAAAATGCTTCATCTTGACTAGCAACTCCAATAATCCGTGCTTCAATTTGTCCATAATCTGAACAAATCATAAAGTGGTTATCTGGAACACCAATCATTCTTCGTAGTTCTTTTCCGGTGCGTGAAGGTACGTTTTGCAGATTTGGATCTGAAGAACTATTAGATACACAAATTCCATTAGCAATAAAATTGTGTGTATCTTCAACACCCAAATCATACACATCTACAGTATCTTTCAACCATTCAATTTTGGTAATTTTATGATTGTTTGGACAATGTCCAGTCATCGACAAGACTCGATCATTAATACAAAGTTCATCAGCTCTAACATAATCACCATTAATTAATCTTATTGGATGGTTACAAGTGACATCTAAATAACCAGATGTTTTATTACCATCACCCTTCCAATGGATACGTAAAACTTTTTTATGACCAGTGATTCCTGACCAAGTCACAGGTTTTAACGTAACCTGTAATTGATCATTGTATGTATAAACTAAATCTCCGGGTTTAACATCTTCTACAGCAACGCCTAATGGTAGTTTTGAAAAATCTCTTACTACCTCAATCATGGTTCCTTTAGCGACGCAAAGTCTTCCAGTACTGGTTTCATACGGATTAAAGTTTGTATGAATTCTTCCATCAGCTAAAACATACTGTGGATATGGTTCCAAATACGTTGAAATCTTTTTACTGACGCCACGATAATCTAAAATTAATTTAGCTAACTCAACATCTGTTAATGTTGCTAAAATTGATTCATCCGTGGAATATTTACCATTATCTTTTTTTAGTTGTTCATCCAATCCCATGATATTCTTTAAACAACGTAAAACGTGATCTGGAGAACCAGGATTGAAAGATATACCAAAACGATCTTTGAATTGTATTACTTCAGATAAACCACCAATTGTTGTTTCAATTGATGCCAGTTCATCATTCGTTTGTTTCAACAATTCAGAGTGATTATTGTAATCAAGCACAATTCCACGAATTTGAGTAGCCGCTAAAGTAGCTGCTGTTGTCATCAACATTTCGTAAGTCTTTTGAAGTTTAGGTTCTGACTTCAAACGACTGGCTTGTGCATGAAAAAGCTCTAATGTCCATTTAGAGTCCAATCCATTATATGGAAGTATCTTTTCCAGTGGATAATCTAACATCCTACTACGATCTAAATTGGATAGATTTTTTAACCAAAAACCAAAATTCAATCTGATTAAAATATCTAAACTTAACATACCACGACGTTCGTCTAACACATACGCTTGTGCTTGAGTACATGCCCAAGTATTTGTGTATAAAAGATCAGTACCGAAACGTGAACCAGTCCACTCCATCTCAAACTTAACATTGTGACAGATTTTAATAGCTGTACTCTTAAAAAACGCAATTAATGCAGTACGCAATTCTTCGTACTGTGAAGTTGTCCATGCACCGGGATATTCCAATGGAAAAGATACGGATTGTTTTTTATCAGCAATTGCAATAGATAGAACTTTACTATTCTTTTCAAATGGACGTAAACAACTGGTTTCATAGTCAACACCAACAAAATCTGCTTTAGCAAATTCTTTCAGCCATTGCTTTACTTTTTCCAATTCACGATCTGCTTTTAAACCTTCAGTCCAATAAACCCGTTGTAAATAGCCTTGTTCCAAGTAACTATCTTTGGCTGGTGTTAAATTACCAAGTTGGTTCCAAAGATTTTTAAAATCCAATTCAAAGATGTAATCATACTCTGACGGTATGGATTTACCCATACTCGAAACACGTTGATGGAAAAACAGATGCTTCGGACTATAGATTGGATACACCCAACAATAGTGTGTTCCAATCTTGGCTGGAACAAAACGACCACGCCACTTTGCTAAGTCACGTTGATCTAACAACCATTCCAAAGGTAGAGTACCAACTGAAACAATAACCGTTGGTTCACTTTGTTCAATGTCTGAAATGATAGATTGCTTGCAACATTCAATTTCGACTTCTTCCGGCTTACGTCCAAGCTTTGGAAAAGATCTTACTACGCTGTTAAAACGTGCTTGATCTTTCCAGCGTGAAGGAATATTTTGTCGAATAAGTTGTCCGGCTGGACCTGAATATGGTTTATTAGCTTTATCATCTTCCATTTCTGGAATATCTGATAAAAAATACACAGCCGCTTTAACTGCCCCTTCCGGGGCAATACTGGGATTCAATGCTTCACTTTTCAAAGGACAAACTTTACAACCTAAAGCTTTTGCTGTGTTAAGTGGAATTTGTTTTTTCTTACTCTTTGAATTTGTTTCCATCGCCTCAGCAAAAAAGAAGCTCATATTGACACCTATTTAGTAGCAATGATGTGAAGAAAATCGTCATTTTGCATAACAATGACATTAGATTTCAGTGTCATCTTTTTGCAGATTTTAAATCCCCGTGCTAACAAATTAGGATCTACAGAAAAATTGAACTTACCTAACTTAACTGGCAGTTGAATAGTATCTAAACTTGTACCAATTTTAGATACAGTTTTGATCTCAACTTCATCTTCGTTGACTGAAAAAGCGGTCATCGTGATACCAGCTTGCGGGTCCAAGAACAAGATAGCACGACTAACAATAGCTTCTAATTCAACCGGAATATCCCATAGTTCTAAAGTTTTTAAATCAGGAACAAACTTGGAAATGATGTTATCGCATTGTGGTGGCTTACGATCAATTACTCGTGTGAAGATTGTATTAGGCCCAAGCTCTGCTGTTGCCCATTGCTTTGAAAACTGCATGGGAATTTCAACAGTCTTACCAGCTAAAGATGGATGTAAATTAGTCAATCGTTCACAGAAAAAAGCTGGAAGAATTACTTGTACTTGTTCTAGTGAAGATACATTAAATGTATCTTTCACTTGAAAATGGCTGACTGTCAAACCATCACTGGAATAAAGATTTAACTGGTCACTTTCAATAACCACATTAATCCCATTAAATTCTGGACGGGTTGGATTAACAGATACAGTAGTTAAGCAACGCCGAATACCGTCAATGACTTGAGCAGGGATAGTAATAGGATCTTCTTCAACAGTTGGAATTTGAAATACAAAATCTTCAAATGGCAACATGGGAACTTTCGATTTACTTCGTCCACATGAGATGTTTACATTTGTTTTTGTGTCATTTTCTTCGATTGATACTTCTTCACCAGATAAAGTATTTAACAATCTAAGTAGTAGTGTTCCTGGTACTGTACAGCATAAATTACTTTCAAGTTCTAAACGACAAGCTGCAATGTCGTTGTATGCAATCACAGATTCTTTATCAAATGCAAAATGCTGTAATACAGCAATAAAATCTTGTGTTGCTAAAAAACTTTTAGCATTATCTAATGTATTTTTAAGAGTTGAAAGTTTCATTTAAAAGAATCCATAAGTGTCTTTTTGAAGGGTTGGTTGCATCGTAGTCGTATTTGCTTGTACCTGCTGATTTTCAGCACGTAAGATCAATTCAACATGGGGTTCATGTTGTGGTGAAAATTTTAAACGCTCTTTATTCAATTCTTGAATAATTGAATGAGCAATTTGAGTGTATGGAGATATTCCATACTGATTGGTATCTACTTTTTGTTTAAAAGTAAATGTTACTGATACTTCAATTTCAGCAGGTGGTCTGTTTACTTTTAATTGTTTACGTTCCAACTTTGGTTGATCCGTTGGTTTTTTAACATACACCGTTGATTTCCTAGTTCTACTAGCTTGAGTTTCATTCCAGTGGGTATGCCACGAAACGTCACTTAATCTTGCTTGAGCAAGAGTTCTTATGTTTTCAGCATGTTGTGGATATATGGGAGTCACCAACCAATTCATCGTATCAATCTTAACATCATGTAAGAGTTTAATAATACGACTTCGATTAGTTCCGGCACCTGCTGGTGTTCCAGCAAAATAAATATTACCACCTTCAGTGTAATCAAACTGTTCAGCGTACCAAGCTTTAGCATGTATCTGGATGTTGTTAAACATGCGAATGTTGGCAACATCCCGCCAATGATAAGATTCACGAACAGCATCCAATTCAATTTCATTTTGTTCTAAGTAATTAAGAACAAAATGTAACATCAATCCATGCAAATTATCTATATGAGTTTTTTCTACATCTCTTCGACCTGTTACCGGAATTACTTTATACATATTAAGATAGTCATAACCAACCAGTTCACTACCTTTCATGATTGGTTTTGGAACTAATAAACTACCAACTCTACTCATGTAAGTCCATGTACTTTGATCTGCTGAGTACCACGGATACATCTTAATAATTTCAGGCGCACCCATTGCAAATCCATGTACTTTACATTTAGGTTTTCCATGTTTATCACAAATTACTTTAAAGCAAGAATCACCAAAAGGTTTGAATCGAGCTTTCACAATATCTTGACCAAGACCTGAAATACCAATATATGGATAGCGTTCCACCATTTTTTCCAACCAATGGATATCTTCTCCATTGTGGAATACTGGCATGGGAAGTAACCCACAACTTTCCATGTATTCAGTAATACGCCAACTCTCCTCTGGATTATTAATAATATCTAGTGTGACATAAAACTTATATAAATCTTTGTATTCCAAACAATGTTCAACATAGTTATCTAAAAATTTTTTAAATTCTTTTGTTTTTACATAACTGTAATCAGCATTAAGTCGTGCTTGTGCTGTAATCTTATCACCAACAACAAAGTGTTCTTTGTATAAAGAGTGAGCACCACTATCAGTGGACACTACAAAATCTTTAAAAATAATTTCATTTTCTGGTGGAAGATATAATTCTTCTACATCAGTTAACTGTTCAGGTAGTGTTTTATGTTTTTGTTTTAAACGTACTATTTCACGTCTTTTATATTTTTCTAACTGAGCGTTAAAAGTCATAGCACGTGTTCCTTAAGAATATCATTCATCAAATTCTGATGAAAATTATGTGGAGACCTTGCATAGCATTTTTGACAAGTTTCAGGTAATTTATCTTGTCTATGCATCAATCGAAATTGATTGACTTTATCTGAATTCCAAATTGTTTTCAATGAATCATTGTGAAGATTACCATATACCAACTCAATGTCATCTTCAAAAGCCATACAGCACGGAACAACATCTCCATTAGCTTTTATGGAGACGCTGTACCAAGGATTGGTACAAAGTTCTGAAGTAAAGTGTTGAACATTTGCTTGGGTATCTTTAATTGTACGAATACGCAAACTTTTTCCAGCTAAAACATCCCAACCAAATTCTTGAACTAAACGTCGTAATTTTTTTACTTGATCTTCAACACCATCAAATTCAATGAGTTGAAGATCAATAATTGGAAACGGTCTTGCACCTTTTTCATGCACAAGAAGATTAATATTCATTAACAAGCGTTCCCAAGCACCACCTAAACGATAATTTTCGTATAAATCTTTTTCAGCAGCATCCATTGAAATAGTCACATAATGACTATTTAGTGCTGCTCTTAAAGCATGATGCTGATGAAGTAAATTGCCATGTGTAGAAAAACCAACAAAGAGCTTTTTGGTACGTAATGCTTTAACATAATTAAAAAGATTTTTATTTAAGGTAGGTTCACCACGAAATTGTAATTCAATAAAAGAACTACCACTTAAATCACGATCTAATATCGTATAAAAAAGATCATTAGAAATAGCAGCATCACCAAGATATGGTTCACCACTCATACCAGTCTTACAGAAATTACAACGAAAATTGCACTTACTCATTACTTCAATCTGATAAACCGATGGAATTTCTGGAATCCATGATTCAATCAATTTAGAAGAATTTTGAATTTTGAATTTTGAATCTGGAGTAATTTCAATGATCTTTTTCATTTATTAATAATCTGTGGAGAAGGTTGAACATCAATTGTAAATGGCACGTGGTCAGCTTTATACGTGGCTAACAGATGTCTATTCCTTGAAATGATTTGCTGTTTAGCAGCATGTGCTGAACTCGCAATAGCACTACCTA